GCTTACGGAACATTCCAATTAGCTAACATCTCAATAAATGATTTAACAGATACACCTGCGGCTCTAGGGTCGGCAGGACAGGCTTTAGTTGTAAATTCTGGTGGTACGGCATTAGAATATGCAAACTCAAGTTCAGCAGAAATTTATGGATTTGTATTAACAGATACAAATAGTGACGGTACTATAGATAGTTTACAGGTCACAACAACAAACGGTGGAAGTGATAATATCAGTGCGTCTACATACGCAACATTTGATGACGTCATTTACGCTTCAACAGGCTTTACATGGTCACTAAATAGTAGTGGGCATTTAATAGCAACAATATAATAAATAGGAGAAAACAACATGGCAACGATTGACTTAGGCAAAGTCGCATTTGTATGGAAAGGCACTTATAACAGTGGGACTACATACGAAGAGAAAGATGTCGTCCAGTACACTGATAGTGGTGAGTTATCATCATACATTTATGTAAATGCTTCATCAGCTTCAGGTCAGACGCCATCAACAGGTGGAACAGTAAATACAACTTACTGGTCTAAAATGGCAGGTGGAACATCTTTATCTGTCGGTAACAACAAAATAATAACAACAGACGGTAGTGGTCTTGTAAGTTCATTGGCAATAGGTTCAGCAGGAGAAGCACTAAAAGTAAATTCTGGTGCAAACGGTTTTGAATTTGGTAGTGTAGGTGGACTTGTTCAAACAGTTTTGGGAGTAAACACAACTGGAGTACAACAAGGTGGAACAACTTATAATATTACTATCGCAGAGGGACAAATTACACCAACGTCTGCTTCAAACATTATCATAGGAATAGCAACCTCACACGGTTCAGTGACTAATAGTAATGGTAGTGGAGTATCAAGAGATAGTTTCTTTAGAATTAACAGAGAAATATCTGGGGGTGCAAACACACAAATACAAGAAACATCTCAAAGATGTGAAAGAAATGTTGGTGGAGATGATATACCTTGTATGGCAACTATGGTTTTCAGAGATAGCCCTAACACGACATCTGCCATTGATTATAAAATGCACACTAAAGGTGAAGGTGGTGGTTGGGACACTTTCTGGAATCAAAACAGTAGTGCGGCAACAATGCTATTAATGGAAGTTAAAGTATAGGAGAATCAATATGAATGATTTTAAAAAAAGAGTTTTAGCAATAAAAGAATTATACCCAGAAGTTACAGCTAATTCTGGTAATACAGCATTAGATAATGAGGGTAATGTAGTAACTGTTGATGAAACAGCAATTACAAATAAAATTGCAGAAATGGACACAGTTAGAGAAGCTGAAACACAAGCTAAAGAAGATTTAAAAGCTAGTGCAAAAGCTAAACTTATAGCAGGTGAAGCATTAACTCAAGAAGAAGCAGATACAATAGTATTATAAGGAGAAACTTACATGACTAAAAACAGAGACCTCGCTGACATAGTTGGCGATATTGCTAACAATGCAGAGAAAGCCATTGTCGTTAATGCGGCAGGTACGGAACTAACTTTTGGTGACGCAGGGTCTTCTGATTTATACGGATTTGTAAAAACTAATGGAACAGGAAATCAAAAAGAAGATTTAGTGGTTCATTATACAAATGGTGCAGACGACTTGTCTGTAGCAAACAATGACGGAACAGATAAATTTCAAGAAAGTTTTGTCGGTAAAAGAGGATTATCATTTTCAGTTGACGCAAATGGCAACTTGAATGTGACAGTCTAACAACAATAAATAGGAGAAATAAATAATGGCAACATTAAATTTAGGTAGAATAAAGCCAGTATTCAGAGGTGCATATAATAACAGCACTGCTTATGTAGTTGACGATATTGTCACTTCAAGTGGTTCAAGTTATATTTGTATTCAAGCGTCTACTGGTAACGCTGTTTCCAATGCTACCTATTGGACGCAAATGGCGGCAGGTGGTACTGACGTTGGTACAACTTTAACAACACAAGGCGATATACTTTACAGAGATGGAAGTGGATTACAAAAACTAGCAAAACCTGCTTCTGATAAATTCTTACAGAATACATCAGGTGGGGTTTTATCTTGGGAAACTGTGTCATCACCAGTTTTAGGAGTTTCATCATTTACTAGCACAACAAGAAACTCAAATCTTAATAATAATAGTTATACTACACATATGAGTGGTAATTTTACTAAATCATCAGCAAGTAGCAAACTAACCATTATAACGACTTATTCACAATATAATGAAGCAAATGGTGCAGGTACAACACAATTTGCGTTTGGAAATACTAATGTATATTCTGGTACATCTTACGGTAATACAGCAGGTCATCAAAAAATGGTGACTAATCACTTTTACATACCAAACAATACGCAAACAGGTTCATTAGGTTGGCAGTTGAATATTAAATCTGGTGGTGGAACTATATTTTTACCTAATAGTAGTGATGACAGTAGAATTGATAGTTCTAGAGAAGCAGTAGTAACAATAACAGAACATTTATAGGAGAATAAATATGGCAAAATTTGATGAAGCATTGTTTAAATTAGAAAAAAAGTTTAATTATAGTGGTAATCCACCAAGTAATGAAACCGAATATAATAGTATGAAAGATACTATGTTTTTCGAAGGCGAAGAAATACCTACTTGGTCTGAAGTTAAAAATACTATGGATAACTTACCAAATCTAGAAGATTTAAAAGCTAGTGCAAAAGCTAAACTTATGTCAGGCGAAGCATTAACTGAAGATGAAGCTAATACAGTAGTATTATAATGGCTAACAAGATTACTCCAAAAGAATTTGTCGACCAGGCTACTGGAGTACGTTTATCAGCACATGAAAAACTATGCGCTGAAAGAATGCAAATACTTCACGTAGCTATCGATGAATTAAAAACAGAAGTTAAATCTTTAAGACAAGACGTTTCAAAAGGAAAAGGTGCAATAAGTGTACTTGTTTTTCTTGGTGGAATAATCGGTGTCATATTAGGTTATTTTAATTGGGAGTAAACAATGTTAAATTTTATATTACCTTTAGTAAAAAATCCGTTTGTCAAAATTATTGCAGAAAAGACAGTAGGTGCAATTACACATAAATTAGAAAAAGACAAAATTATAAAAGCAAAAGAAATAGAAGCCGCAGCTAAATTAGATATAGCAAAAGTCGGTGTACAAATGGAACAAGTACGTCAACAAGAACATTCGTGGAAGGACGAATATTTAGTCGTTTTTTACACGCTAATTTTTGGTATGCACTTCTTGCCCTGGACCCAACCATGGTGTGACAAAGCTTGGGACGCTTTGCAAAAAGCTGACCCTATGTTTTGGTACATTATTTTAACAATGGTAGGGGCTTCATTTGGTGTAACTACTTTAAATAAGATTAAGAAGAAATGATAGATAGAATTTTATACGCATTTTTTAGTTGGTTAGACAACGTGGCTGATAAAATTGAAGCAGTGGTCACATTTGATGTAGGGGAAAAAAATAAAATTAAAAGAAAGAAAAAGAAATGAAAATATCGGAATCGACTCCAGTGTCTATGCCAATGAAAAACCTTTTGAGTATAATCTCAGCGTGTTTGGTTGGCGCTTGGTTTGCATTTACAGTTATTGAACGTCTTAACGTTATAGAAACTGAACAAAAATTAATGTTATCTGATTTAGAAAAAGCAAATGAATTTATTATCGGTGTACCTAAAGGTAACATGGTATCACCACAGATAAATGAACTTTTTATGCTTGTTGAATTTGTAAGTAACAATCAAGACAAATTAAAAGAAAATGTAGAAAAAGAATTACCGAATGTAAATGCTCTACAGTTAAGAGTAGAGTTTTTAGAAGATAGATTAAAGAAAGCCGAAACTTTAATCGACAAGCTTCGAAATAACGGCACACACAAAGGAGAATAGAATGAAGACTGCGTTAGTAATTGCATTGCTTATGTTTACACAGCAAAGTGGAGATAAGCCTTACGAATTTATGATTACTGACTCTATAGGAAATTGCTTAAAGCTAAAACGTGAAGCCGAAAGAAACACAAACCCAGATAGAATACGATGGAGTTGTCAAGAAGTTAAAGCAGAACTTGAAATAGACTCAACTGGAAAATTACATATTAACAAAATATTAGAGGAATAAAAAAATGATAATATATGGTGAAACACCGTCAGCATGGAAAAATAAAACTATAACTTGGATAAAAGACAATAAAAGAAAAGCTATAGCCCTTGTTGTTTGGTCAGCGATTTTATTAGCAATCTAATGTCAGATAAACCTAATTCGTTTGAAGCGAAAACTAAAGTTCTACCTAAACTTTTAGTTGATAAAGCATACGAGATGTTAACAAGTGGAGAAAAGTTAACAGCGAGTGAGTTAAAAGTTTGTTTAGATACTTGCAAAACTTATGGAGTAGAAGTAGATGAACAACCTAAAACTAATCTTACAGACGACTTACCATTTGACGAAACGTAACATCCGTTGGATTGGATTTCTATTAGCAGCTTTGTCAGTAGCCATTTTGTCGTCAACTGTAGTGCGTTTTCAGTGGATAGGTTGGCTTATAGGTGCAGTGTCATGTTCCATATGGATATTAATATCTTTTAAGGACCAGGACAAACCTAGAACATTAATGGAATGTATGTATCTCTTATTATCTGTTTACGCTTGTTACAATTGGTTTAATTATGAATAAAAAAGCAAAAGAAGTAGAGCCAAGTGTAAAAAACTTTAAAAACTTTTTATATCTTGCTTGGCAACACCTAAATCTACCAAATCCCACACCTATACAATACGATATTGCAGACTATCTACAAAACGGTTCTAAAAGAATTGTAATAGAAGCTTTTCGTGGTGTTGGTAAATCTTGGATTACATCAGCATTTGTATGTCACCAACTTTTACTTAATCCACAAAGAAACATTCTAGTTGTATCTGCAAGTAAAAACAGAGCAGACGACTTTTCAACATTTACACAAAGACTAATTAGTGAAATGCCTTTGTTAAATCATTTGAAACCTAGAGATGACCAACGTCATTCTAAAGTTTCTTTTGACGTAGCACCGGCTAGAGCGTCACACGCACCTTCAGTTAAATCTTTAGGTGTTACATCGCAATTGACTGGTTC